CAGACTTCACTTTTTTAGTCTTTTCTCCTTTTTTAGAATACTCAGATGCGGGTTTATTAGTTCTCTTTCTAACTAGGGCGCTATATGCTGCAGATGCCTTTGGAGTTTTACCATAGGAACCTTCTGCTTCAAGAATTGCTTCAATATCTTCAACATCTAGTTCATTTGCCATTAACCATTCTGCTTCTTCCAGAGTTTCTACATATCCTTCTGCACAAAGAAACTCAAGAACTGTATCAAAAATTTCATAATCTTCCTTAGAAAACTCACCCATTGCCTTTTGCTTACGAAGTTTCTTGGGATTCTTGGTTACTGAACCACCATGCCCTTCACCATCATATCCAGTATGACCATATTCATCAGCACCTCTGGACCAATTTCTACGAGCTTGATCCATTGGACCTCTCGAACCATGACGATTATTGCCACTTGCTAGTCGGTTCTGTCTGCTTGCGTGCTTTTCTGCTGCCTTTACTTTTTTGGTTTTCTCACCTCTTTGTGAATACTCACTTGCAGGTTTACGCATTCTACTAAGAGTCAGTTTGCTCATTGCAGATCTGGCCTTTGGAGTTTGTCCATAAGAACCTTCTGCTTCCATAACAAGACTATACAATTCTTCGATTTCATCTTCGTCTAGATCTTCCATTAACTCAAAGAACTCATCTTCATTTTGGATGATTCCTTCAGCATATAACCAATCTGCAACTACCTCTACATCAGAAAGGAATTGTGCTTCTTCATCGAGAACTTCCTCATCGAGTTGCTCAGCAGTATCATTGATTACTACTTGATCTTCTTCAAAGATAACCTCGAATCCATCTTCGATAGCGGCGATTACTTCACGAACCTGCTCCTCTTCGTATCCTTCTAGGATCATGTCTGCTGCTAGTTCAGCATACTCTTTCATAGGAACACAGTTAGGAACTTCCTTACCACCCTTCTTCTTCATACCAACCATTTCATATCCTTTCCAGCAAGGGCCTTGCTCTTCATCAAGTTCAACTTCTTCCTTATTATATGCTTTCCAAGCAGTAGCGTAAGCAATACCCTTTTCCTTTTCGGATACACCACCTTTCTTATAACCTGCCTTGATGTGCTTAACCATACGCTCATACTTAGCGCCTGGAGGTGCCTTCTCTTCGATCTGCTCTACTTCTTCATTACGAATCTGACTGAGAAGATTATCGAGATTACTCTTTGACTTTTTCTTAGCGGTTGCTGCCTTTGCCGCTGGTTTCTTAGCAGCAGGTTTTGCTTTTGGTGGAGTGGATTCACTTCCTTTCCATGGATCCGCTGGTTTTTCTGCTGGTTTCTTAGCAGCAGGTTTTGCTGCTGGTTTTGCAGCGGGAGCAGACTTACCTCTACCCTCATCGTATCCTGCCTTTGCAGTCTTAACAACTTTACCTGCTGCTTTACCAGCACCGCGAATTGCTTTCTTTAGACCAGACTTGAGACCAGAAGCAATTCTTCCTAGAAGACCAGGACGCTTGGTTCCAGTTGCAGTTTTCGATCCAGTGTTAGGAGAATCTTTCGTTGAATCATCTCTTTCTCTTCCACCAGGAGCATCCTTAGATGCTGCAGATGCTTTCTTATATCCAGCAACAGCAGATCCAGCAACTTGACCAGCAGCACCCGCTACTTTCTTAGCAACTGCTTTGGCACCAGAAGCAACTTTCTTTACAGCAGTTTTTACTTTTGCAAGTCTGCTAGGTCTGCTTACTTCTGAATTAGAATCGTGTCCAACAGTTACCTTTGCTTCCTCAAGGTAGGTTAGTTCTGACTCAATATGCTCAATTAGAAGAGTTTCAAGTTCATCAATCTCAAAACCTTCTTCTAGAGTTTCGTAGAATTCTAGAGTTTCGTAGAAAAATTCTTCAACAACTTCTTCGATGAGAGTGTCAGAAAGGAAAATAACTTCTTCATCAGTTAGTTCATCAAGAACAGATGAGAAATCTACAGACTCCTTCTTCTCTTTTTCATCTTCCTTCTCTTTCTTAGCCTTCTTCCCCTTCATTTCATCATCTTCTTTTTCATCCTCATCATCTTCTTTTTCAACTTCTTCTTTCTTCATTGCCTTTTTAATGGCACGATCCTTCACACCAGCATATTCGTGCGACTCATCTTCTACGGTTCCGTCGCCATCATAGTCCTTCGATTTCTTTCCAGACTTCTTATACTTCTTCTCTTGGTCTTCACCAGCATCATTTTCATCTTTGGTTTCTTCGGACATATATCCGATTTCACCCAAGATATCCTCAATACCAGAAAGTTTAAAATTGTTGGTAAACATCTTAATTCCTTGCGAGTTTTTAATTCCTTCTATTATTTAGTGTTTTTGACTTTCTTCATCCAACCACCAAACGTAATGCGTGGCTGTCCAGGAGTAAGTTTTTGAACTGCATCACGGTACTTATCAGTGCCAACTTCCCACTGTGTTTCTGGATCTTCACCTTCGGTTAGTTGTGTCAACCAACCACGATGAGATGTATCAAATTCATCAACATATATTACATAATTGGTTCCACGATGAAGAACGGTTCCTGTAACGCCAGTATCTAAATTTTCAACCAAAGATCCAACTGCGAAAATCTCTTCATTGAAATATGCTTCTCTTAGATTTTCATAGTCAAGTTCAGGAGCAATCTGCCACATCTCTGCTTTTGTTGCAACGTGCATTCCGTCTTGAACTGCTCTGAATAATTTTTGCTTATCAGTATCTTTTAGTGTGTCGGGAATACCTTTCTTAAAAGTTTCAAAGTCATCTTCCATCGCTGCTTTACGCATCTTAGAAGCAGACATTCCGCTAACATCTTCTGCATCAGCATCTCTTTCACCTGCAGAAATGACCTGAATATTGTTGAAGTTGTAAAGGGATCCATTGTATTTTTGTGCTAGATTTTGAAACTCAGAAACTCTGTCAGAACCAACAACAATATTAACATCAGTGTATCCTTCTGCTGCCACTGCTTTGAGTACATCAAAGATGTTTCTCATACCCTCATCATTGACAATTGCATCAGAATAATCAGGGAACATCTTCGCCATCCATTCCGCTTTCGTATTTGGATCAAGAGGATTCTTGGCAGGATCTACAGAACGAGAAGGGTAAATACGGAAATCACCTTGCTTTGCAGCAGAGGCAACTTGAGTGATTAGTTTTTCATGACCAATTGTAGGAGGATTGAAACGACCAAAGGTTAGAGTAATTGCCATTGGAGTGCCAGAATCTTTGGCAGCATCTTGCTCTGGAGCAGCAGGGTGATCTGTTGGAAGTCCAGCATCTTTCGCAGAAACTTTAATTAGTTTCTGTCCACCTTCGGATCTATAAACCACTTTCTTGGTTCTTGGATTTGCGTATTTACCATATCCCACATGAACTAGTCCAAGTTTCTCTGCCTCTTGAGCGGCCTTACTCTTTGCTTCACTTAAAAAATTGGTATATCGTTTCATTTACCTTGTATATTGGTATTTTCTACTTAGTATTTATCCTGCTTACTTTTTCTGGTAGTCGCACATAATGTGTGATGGGTATACACCAGATTGCTTATTTCTAATATTGAATTGAAACTTGTACTTGGCAGACTCACAAGATACGATAACTTTCTTACCTTTACCAGTTGTTCCTCCGTAATATACTGTGATTTTTCCAGTCAAAGATGCGGCACTTCTTAGGTATGAATCGTCAATATCATAAACAGCAATTTTACTTCCAGTACCATGAACCATGGTATACCCTTTACCAATCATTTGTTTCAGGAGATTCTCCATCTCTTTCTTATTGCAGGTATTAGTTACATCAACTTCGTAATTTGGAATCTTGCCTGAGTGAGGATAATTATTAAATGCATCACAAAAACTAGTTGTACTTAATCCAAATAGTTTTAGTACAGTCTGTGCATTAGTATTCAATTTGTATTGTTTCATCTCCGTTTGCTTGAATAGAGTACCAACTCCAATGTTTGCAAATGCAAGAGTGCTTCCATACTTCAGTGATAGGTAGGCCTCTTTATCACCGAATTTCAAAGTAATATCAGTAACAGTATTTCCAATATCTATACTCCCATTACCAAGTCTAAGACTACTACCAGAAATACTTAAAGGTCTCTTCTGGTTTAATTCTCCAACAGCAATAACTTCGCTAAGTGGTTTCTTATATTTCTGTCCAAGTTCGGTAACTATTTTCTTCGCTTGTTCTCCATACTTACCTGTCAACTTTCCAGTTTCATAGTAATCGACTAAGGATGAAAATAAATCTTTCTCAAACTGAATACCTAAATTTATCTTTGCGCCCTTACCAGATTGTCCTCCAAATTCAACTGTCTTCTGGAGATCAGTAAGAGTTACCGTTTTAATTGCACCAGTATTTTCATACTTACCAGTGAAAAATAACTTTGCAGATCGGTCATCTAAAAATTCTAGTATCCTTGAGATTGCGGATTCTTTCTGCTTATCATCTGTTGTCTCCCAAGCATACTCACCTGCAGGAGTCTCAACAACAAGTGCATGGGGTATGAAGACACCATCTGGGCCAACGAATCTATTCTCATATCCATTCAGACCAAAAAATTTATCTGCCAGAACTTCGACATTATTTCTTTTCTTAATGTCACCTTTAGATAAATTGGCCATAAGAAAATTCCCCCTCTTCTCATTATTATTTAGAGAAGAGGGGGAATTTTTATTATTTTTCTAATTCATCAGTAATTTGAAAATATTCAATGATGATGTCATCATCGGTCATCTGCTGCTCTATTTTCCGATTTAAGAACATCAAATACACCTTCGGGATAACGCTTAAGTAACTTAGCAACATTTTGGAGAATGACTTCATCTAAAGAAATATTTAGTGCCATACATGCCTGTGCTACATACCACATCACATCTCCAAGTTCGATGATTAGATGCTCTCGGTTATCTTCATTCCAGGGTTTACCTTGGAAGATCATCTTCTTAACAATCTCCATGAACTCACCGCCCTCAGCATTAATACCAACAGCAGCGGTCAGAAGTCGCTCAATATTAACACCTTGCTGATTAAGTTCAGCAAGTCGAATAGCAAAATCATCATAATTCTTAGATGCATCGCTAGTCACAAAATTAACAAACTCAAGATACTTACTGGTATCAACTTCATTAATTTGCTTTTCTTCAGCACCATCAGTTGGGACTGTACCAAAACCATTAGACATAAATTACCTCAATACTTAAAGTCGGTGAATGTTTTTCGTGTTGATTTTTTAAACAAGTTTTCTGGTTCTTCATCTAGTTCTTGACCAGAATCAACCAAATCATCTTGTGCGGATTGCTCAACATCATACAATCTCATCTTGGCCCTGTCAATACCAACAATGAATCGTTTGTTCATTGTGGGATCATTATAGCGGTTTTTCAACTGTTTGACAAGGATCTGGTTCATCTGCTCCAACTCCTCCGTAGAAATCAAAGCGAACATTAGGTCTGCAGTTGCAGGTAGACCGAAAGACTCAGATGTATCCGTAAGTTCAACATCAGTACTTCCATATCCGCTACGAGTCGTTTGAGTTGCACTGACAATAGGAACATTGAATTCCACTGCCAAACCACGAAGTTCCTCTGCGATTGATTTAACAAGAGTATAAGAATTGATATTACTTCCACCCTTAAATCTTGAAGAGGAACAGATATTTAAATAGTCAATAAAGATAATATCAGGTTTAAATCCTTTCTTCAGAGCAAGTTCGTTAAGAAGAGATTTAAAGTGTCCCGCGTGTGCAGATGCCGTTGGGTATTCTTTAATGATGAGTTTACCCACAGTCTTGCGAGCAAGTTTGATAATCTTACTTTCATAAAGTTGTTTAGGTAAATCCTGTAGTTGCTGAATATTAATGTTCAGCAGATTGGCGTCGATTCGTTCTGCGATTCGTTCTTCTGCCATTTCCAAGGTGATGTATAGAACATTCTTACCTTGAAGAAGAGCAGCAGCACCAACGTGACACATGAAGAGAGACTTACCGACACCTGTTCCTGCCAAGGCAATATTGAGTGTTTTTGAAGGTAAACCACCCTTGGTGATCTTGTTAAAAAACTCCAGATCGAAGGGTATCTTTTCTTCTTTACGATGATAGAAATCATAGCGTCCCTCAAAGTCATCAATGTAATCGTGACCGACATGCTCATCGAAACAAACACCAAGAGCTTCTTGTAGAATACTTGGAATAGCATCACGACTCTTTGTGTTATCTTTTCCGTCTGCAATCTTAATTGCTTCTAACAGAGAAAGATATACTGCCCTATCCTTACACCACTTCTCAGTAGTATTAACCAACCAGTCAAAGTCAACTTTATCTTCAGTTAAAGATTGCAGTAGTGTTAGTACACTCTGAAATCCATCATGACTTAAATCGGTTCTATGTTCAGACTCAATTGCAATAGCATTTAATGGTGGCAATGTCTGATAAGTCTGAACATACTTATTGACCTCATCAAAAACTACACGCTCTTCTATGCTCTCGAAGTACTCGGATTTGATAAATGGAAGAACTTTTCTACAATACTTCTCGTTATATACGAGATTCTTTAATACCAATACTTCCAGTTTATCCATCATAGGTAATGACAATAACTTCCAACAATGTACTTAGTTTCCGATTGGGTGGGCAGACCCGCATGAGGGAACATCCACAGTGGCGGGAACACCAGTATCCTACCACGCTTTGGTTGGATTGACAAGTCCAGATAAGGAAATCTTGTCTCTCCACCATATTCGATATCATTTAGATATAAGAAGAAGGACATGTACCTTCTTGCAGAATTGTAATTACCTACGTCCACATGTTCTGCAAACTCATCATCCTCAGGAAGATATCTTTTGATTCTAAGTTCTTCCAGAGCATACTGAGTAGGATGCTCATCTGTAATTCCATTATAAACAGTA